GTCGTTAGAATCGTCTGCTTGTTCCTCGTCGTTAACAAAGAATTTCATGACCGTAGGTTTTCTACCCCGTTCAATTCTGTAACTAGTACCGTCTTTCTCAAAGCTCAATGTCACTAACATATTTTTACTATTGATTTTATTAATCAAGTTGTCTTTTTTAATGTTAGTTAACGCATTACCAAATAAGGCAAAGCTCAACGCATTAACAATGGTAGTCTTCCCCGTGCCGTTTCGAGAACCGGAATCGTCACCTCCTTGGTCCAAATTCTCACCTAAAACTAGCGTTAAATTTTCTTTGCTAAAGTCAACTGCTTGGGTTTGATTACCCACGCTCATGAAATTCTTTACTGTTAAGTCTTTTAATTTAATCATAGGCTATTATAGATACTGAGTAAGATTTTTGAATCGTAAGTATCGCTTTCAATACTTACAAGCTGGTTGGACACAATTTGGTCAACACTTTCAAAAGCCTGTATGTCAATATCCGTGTTAATCTCAACTTCTTTCTTTTCAGGGATTAATGTTAGTTCCCTAATGTCATAGTCGGCTACAAATTTTTCTTTAATGAAGGAAGCTTCTTCGTAGCTAATGTCAATGTCCAAAGACACACGCAAATGCATCTTGGATTTTAATAACTTGTCAGCATCGTCAATGAGTGTGCTAAGTTTTAATGTTCTAAACTTAGGAGCATCGTCCCAACTGATGTACTTAGGTTTACCGCCCCACTCTAACACCATCATGCCACGGTCATCATCCCACGCATCAGCATAGTTATGCGGAAACGCATTGCCGATATAGTGCATATTTTTCTTACTCTGGCGTTTGTGAAAGTGTCCGCTAAAACCTAAATCGTATCCATCAAACGCATCTAATTGTATCTCACCATGGTCCGGCATTTGTACCATAGCGTTCATATAAAAGTGTGGAAGCTCAAAGTGTCCAAAGATATACTTGGCTTTCTTTTTTCCTATTTGCTTCCATTCTTCTCCAACGAGCCACGGGCATAGCGTGACATTTCCTTCTGTAATCGGATGATGTACAACAGTAATACCAGGAATATACTTCCCAAACTCAACAGAGTGAATGTCTCGTTTGTCCTTATAATATAAGTCATGATTGCCAGGGAAAAAGTAAAATTGATCAAAGCTCTGACCGAGCTTTTCCAAGGCCCTAAGGCTATAGTCCATAGTAGTGATATTAAGACTATTACGGTTATGGTGCCAATCACCGAGAAAAATTCCTGTATCACATCCTTCCTCCTTAGCCTTAGCAATGTACCAGTCTACAAAATCCTCACAATCTTGATTATGTGTATGACTATTAGATTTAAGCCCGAAGTGTATGTCTGTGAAGCAGGCTACTTTTTTAAATAAGTTACTCAAAGTTCGATCTCCATCGATTAAGTTTAACAAAAGTATTGATAAAGATCAACCTTCAGAATCTTCGAATCGTTTCATAGCATTAGCATGGTCTCCAGCACCCATTCTAGTGTAACTTGGATTCATACCATTCATTTCTAGTAAGTCGTCTCGTATGTTTTGATTTCGTTTTTCAATATTAATGATACGAACAAAACTGTTAGTAACTGCGGCAGTAAAGTAAGCAAACGGGTTATTAGATTTGCTTTCGTCAAACTGTAATCCAACTTGTGTTAGTTGTAAAATTGCTTGCCCACGCATTTCTTCATTGTAAGTATATCCACGAACGTTACCGCGTGTGGCATATCTTTCACATAATTTGATGTACATTTTTGCCAATGTATTTGTAATTTGGCCGTGGTCCTTGTTGAACTTGCCCTTTTCAAGACCACCTTTCCAATGGCTCTTACCAACACATTCTAGTATGTCTTGCTCGTTAAATTTCCAATGTTGAAATGGCGGAAAGTTAACTTTATCTCTATGATCGGCAAGTGTCTTAGGATTCTTTTTGCGTGTGTTATTCAAAGGAATGTGATCAAAAGTCATAATCCTAAAAATTAACTCTTCTTTTTTGATTTTCTTGTAATCGACTTCGCAGTCTGCTTGTTTGACTTTTTCACCAGCCGCTTTACGTCTGGAATATTCTTGCTCGCTTAGTCTTTTTGCTTTATTTCGCTTTGCTTCAGCTATTGTTCGAATATTGATTTTATCAACGCTAGGCAAAATGATATCATATTGATGGTATTCTGGCTTTACAAATGAGCAGAACGTATTTTTGCTTTTGTGTATCTCGTCTAATAAATCTTTGTTGTTTAAGTAATTAACCTTCATAATACTCCCATGGTATTAGTAAAATTATAAACTAAGCACTTAATTTTGTCAACTAAATATACGATAAAACGGAGAAATGTATGGATTTAGGATCAGGGTTGAATACTATATCTGGAATGGCAAGTAGTGCTCTAAGTTCAGTCGGTGGCGCTATTAGTACAGTGGGCAAATTAGCTGGTGCCCTTAATAATTTATCAAATCCCGCGGCACTGATCTCGTCATTGCGAAGTCTAAACCTGCCTAAAGGCGGTGAAGCAGGTGTGGGTTTATCGAATGTATCTGCTAGTTTTGGTGGCACAGATACCAGTAGCGATTGGCGTGTTAGACTAAGCATTCCTCCAGCGTTTGCCAGTAGCCCAGTTTTATCTCCGCTAGTACAAGCAGGTGCGTTAGTATTTCCATATACTCCAAGTATTCAAATTAGTAGTGCCGCTTCATATGAAGACACTCCTATCACACATCAAAACTATCAATTTGTTAGCTATCAAAATAGTAGAATTAACTCTATTCAAATTAACGCACCATTTAACGTTGAAGATGGCGCCCAGGCATTGTATTGGTTAGCCGCAGTTCATATGTTGCGTAGTGCTACAAAAATGTTTACTGGTGAAGGCGACTTACAAGGTAATCCACCACCAATTTTAAAATTAAACGGCTACGGCGACTACATGTTTAAGAATGTTCCTGTAGTAGTACAAAGTTTTAGCGTAGATTTACCGGCCGATACAAACTATATCAACACAAGCATGGCAGCAAATATTGCGGCAACTACAGGACCGCTATCATCTATTGCTGGTATAGCTGCCGGATCATCACAATTGGCAGGCCTTGCCGGCGCACTCGGATCTAATAGTCTTGCTAGATCATTAGGTACAATAGCAACTGTCGGCGGAGCAGTTATGGGTGTTGCTAATTTAGCAAGTTCATTTAGTAATACAGCACAAAGTTTATTAGGTGGTGGCTCATTTGGAACATCAGGAAACAGCTGGGTACCAGTTAAAAGTTCTTTCAGTATAACATTACAACCTATCTACAGTAGAGAAGCCGCAAGACAGTTTAGTTTACAAAAATTTGTTAACGGTGGTTATGTATCTAATGGAGGTTATGTATGAAAACTTCATATGCTAACACAAGTCCTTGGCATAAAACTCCTATCATCCAAAATTATTTGAGTGTGTTAAGTATTAGACCAGTCGCTGCCGAAGCAGATGATTTTCTTTACACAATAGAACCTCAGTATACACACCGTCCAGATTTATTAGCTTATGACTTATATGGCACAGCCAAATTGTGGTGGGTATTCACACAGCGTAACTTGGACATAATACAAGATCCAGTTTACGATTTTGTTGCCGGAACAAAAATATACATTCCTAAAAGATCAGGATTGTTTAAAGTATTAGGATTATAAAATGCCATTTGGTTTTGATATAGGCTCTTCCGCCACTAATGCTGTCAACAGCGTTAAAAATGCTGTTTCAGATTCTGGACTTGCTAAGAATCTTACTGCCGCTGCCGGGCAAGTTAACGCATTAAAAAATTCCGTTACTTCAGGTTTAGCAATTAACATTAGCAGTATTACAAGTGCGTTGCCAGGTGCGGCCGAAATACAAAACGCAATTCAACAAGCTACAAATAACATTAATAAGTTAGGTAATTTATTTGACAATATAGCAGGTGCGGTTGACAAAGTTCCATTAGGTGCTGTTCCTGAAGAAGGTTTTCCAAACATTTTACATTACTATTCTAGTTACAACTATATTCTTACGTTAAGTGTTTTAGATGATGCCGCTTTAAATTTCCCAGATGAAACTTATCGTAAAGGAATGGTAGGTCCGTTAATTTTAAAAAGCGGTAGCGGTAATCCTACAGATAGAGTTTCAACAGTATACAAAAGCGCCGATAATCCTTCAGGCGGTTTTGATTTTTTCATCGAAAACTTAACAGTCAATAGTATTATTGGTTTTGATAAAAGCACAGGAAACACTAATGCTAGCGGATTAAAATTTACTATCATTGAACCTTATAGCATGGGGTTGTTTTTCCAGGTGTTACAAACGGCAGCGTTAAGCGCAGGACATGCCAACTACTTAGATATGCCATTGTTATTAACAATTGAGTTTAAAGGACACGTTGGCGCAGAAGCACAAAACATACAAATTGATAAAACAACAAAATACTTTCCTATTCGTTTAAGAAAATTCGGTATGCGTGTTACTGGTAAAGGTTGTGAATATGATGTCGATGCTTATCCGGTTAACGAAAAAGCCCACAGCAAAGTTTATAGCGAATTAAAAACTGACGTTAGTATTGTTGGAAAGTCAGTTGGTGAAATGTTACAAACTGGTGAAAAAAGTTTACAAGCTATTTTGAATCAACGTTTACAAGAGGCAGTAAAACGTAAAGACGTTAATGTCGCAGATCAAATTTTAATTAGTTTTCCGCAAGACCTTAAAACAAATAGCACAACTGGAAGCTCTACAGAAGATAGTACTACAGGAAACAGCGCAACAGTAGACCCTAACAGTCAAAGTGCTAGTTTTGATTTGTTTAAAAAGTTAGGCGTTACTACTAGCAGTATTAATAAAACACAAGTTCAATCAGTTGACGCTATGAATGACATTGGCAAAAGTACAATGGGATTCAGTTTATATAATGAAGCAGATACTCCTTTTGCTAAAGATAACTTAGTCTACGATTCAGAAAAGAAAATTTACAAACGTGGCAACATTACAATCAATCCAGAAGTTGGCGAGTTTAAATTTGTACAAGGTAGCGACGTAGTTAACGCTATTAACCAAGTTATTTTAATGAGCGAATATGGTAGAACTGCTCTTAGCCAAATCAGCAACGATGGTAAAATCCAATGGTGGCGTGTTGAGACACAATTATATTACATACCTTCGGATGCTAACTTAACTAAAACAGGTGTTAAGCCTAAGTTAATTGTTTATCGTGTTGTACCTTATCTAGTAAGTGCTAGTTATTTCTTACCGCCTAACACTCCTAATCCAGGAACAGAAACAGCTAAGAAACAAGCAATTAAGAAATACAACTATATCTATACAGGTAAAAATATTGACATTCTTAGCTTTGACATTGAATTTAATAATGGATTCTATACTAGTTTGTATGCCGATGGTGGTAAAAACAGCGGTGATCAAAATTTAAGAAAAAATCAAAGCTCAGGTGCTGAGGAAACAGTTGACCCGTCATCTCCTGCTGGTAAAAAGCCTGCTGAAAACCAAGTGCCTAATACAGTTCTCAAAGATGCTACGTCTACTAGCACCAGTAATCAGGGTGGTGGCGGCTTAGAAGACAGTGCGTCTATTGCCGCAAGACAATTCCACGATGCTATCACAGCCGGCGTTGATATGATTAACTTAAATTTAACAATATTAGGTGATCCTTATTACTTGGGCGATAGCGGTATGGGTAACTATTCTGCTCAAGCAACAGACAATCCAAATATAAACGCCGACGGTGCTATGAATTACCAAAGCGGCGAAGTTTTTGTTACAGTAGATTTTAGAACTCCGCTTGATATTAGAATGAGTGATGGTATGTATCAGTTTCCCGATACTGCCGCTACTCCACAGTTTAGTGGATTATATAAAGTATTAAGAGCTGAAAGCAGTTTTAGACGCGGTAAATTTACACAACAACTGAAGTTACTTAGAATTCGTAACCAAGAAGTTAAAGCACCTGCTACACCGCCAAAACTCGCAACCAACCCAGCACAAAATGAAAATGCTAACGCAGGCAAGGCTCCAGACGAAGTTAACAACGAAGTTTATTATGAAAACGACGGAACACCAAGTAGCAGTAGCACTACTAGTCAGATGGACTGGTATGAATAAGGAATAACATGGCAGAAGAAGAAAGAGTTGCCCCTAGTTCGGGAAAGATACTTCCTGGCCCTTACTTGGCTAAAATTGTCAGCCACCTTGACCCTAAAAATATGGGCGTACTACAAGTACAACTTTTAAGAGAAGCTGGTAACGACGAAGACAAAGGCGGACAACTACATACTGTAAAATATATGAGCCCTTTTGCCGGACAAACTCCTGCTGATTTTGTCGGCGAAGAAGACGATTACGATAATACACAAAAAAGTTATGGTATGTGGATGGTACCACCTGATCCAGGTACTGTAGTTGTTGTTATTTTTATCGACGGTAATCCTCGTAAAGGCTATTGGATGGGCTGTGTTCCTGATGAAAAGATGAATTTCCAAGTTCCAGGACATGCCGCTACAAGTTTTCACGTTGATGGCATCGACGAACGTGTACCAGTAGCAGAGTATAATCGTGTTAGCCAAGCTAGTACAACAGATCCAACAACCATTCCTAAACCGGCAAGTCCATTACAGGATGTTTTAGATAGTCAAGGATTGCTAAGAGACGATATACGAGGCATCACAACATCGAGCGCACGTAGAGAAACACCAAGTAGTGTGTTCGGTATTAGCACGCCAGGCCCTATAGACAAACGTTCAGGAGCAAAAACCGGACGAGTAGGTAAATCAGAAGATAAAGTTGCGGCTGCGTTTGTTAGCCGTTTGGGCGGTACGTCTTTTGTAATGGATGACGGGGATGATAAATTTGTTCGCAAAACAAAACCCACAGACGGCCCGCCCGATTATGCGGCTTTGGAACAAGATGACGATTTACCAGACGATCCAACAATGCCGCATAACGAATTGTTTAGAATTCGAACACGTACAGGACATCAAATACTGTTACATAACAGCGAAGATTTAATTTACATTACAAACAGTCGTGGAACAGCATGGATAGAATTATCTAGCGACGGTAAAATTGACATCTATGCCAAAGACAGTATTAGCATTAGGACTGAAAATGATTTTAACTTTTACGCTGATAGAGATTTTAACATCGAAGTTGGTAGAAACTTTAATTTAAAAGTAGCAGACCGTCATCAGACTGAAATTGGTGGTGACAAAATACTAATTGTTAACGGAAATAATACAATAGGTATTGATGGCACACACGATGAAACTATTGCTGGAGCCACTACTATATCACACAATGCTACTTTAGACATTGACGTAGGAGCTCAAACTAATTTAACAGTTGGTGGAGGGTTTGACCTTAATACTAGCGGTGCTAATAAACTTACATCGGGCGGAAATATGGAAATAAGTGCCGCCAACACTACTATTTCTGGTGGAAATATTAACTTGAACGGCCCTGGTGCTGCCGCTGCCGGCTCCGCCGCGTCGGCTTCGCCTCCTACTCCTTTATCAACGTTTGATAACCCTACAGAAGATGGCGGAACCATAAACAGTATTATGTTGCGTATTCCTACAACAGAGCCTTATCCACACCACGAAAACTTAGATGCTACATTGTTTAAGACAGATTTAACTGATAGGGAAAGCGGTAGTGCTATTGAAGTTCCTGAGTTTTATAAGACATATACTACAATAACTGATACATTTGCCAAGATAAAAGGCGACGAAACGCCGCCCGAAGAACAACCAACAGAGATTTAAATACTACTATGACAGCTAGCCAAAATTTATACAATAAAGTTGTTTTAAAACCTGCAGCAACTAAAGCAACTACACCTGGTAGTAAAACCTACAAGGGCTTTAGCACGATTAGCGGGGAATCAAACACCTACAGTTTGTACGATTTAAGTTTGATCAAGCAAGATTTACTCAATCATTTTAATATTAGACAAGGCGAGCGTTTAGAAAATCCTACTTTTGGTACTATTATATGGGACGTACTGTTTGAACCCTTAACAGAGGATCTTAAACAGCTGATTATTAAGAATGTTGAAGAAATTATCGGATACGATCCTAGGATTCAAGCACAGCAAATCATTGTTACAACATACGAATCTGGCATACAAATAGAATGTGTATTAAGCTATTTGCCTTACAACATTCAAGAAGCAATTCAGCTAAGATTCGACCAAGCAAACGCATTAGTCGGTTAATATACGCAGTTTTTCAACCACGATAAATATCTGTATATAGGACGCAGATATGTCAGCAACCGATAGACAAAATAGATTATTAGTAGCAGAAGACTGGAAACGCATATACCAGAGCTTCAGAAACGCCGATTTCCAAAGTTACGACTTTGAGAATCTACGCCGCGTGATGATTAGTTACATCCGCGAAAATTACCCAGAAGATTATAACGATTATATTGAATCAAGCGAATATCTTGCTTTGATCGATTTGATTGCTTTTCTCGGACAAAGTATTGCTTTCCGTGTAGATTTAAACGCACGTGAAAACTTTTTAGAATTAGCAGAACGCCGTG